GTAGTAACAGTTGAATTAACCGCTGTTGTTGTACCATTAACCGTTAGGTTACCATCAATAATAGCATTACCAGATACATTTAAGTTATCAGTAATATCAACATCACCAGAAGTAACATCAATACCAACAGTGAAGTTAGCATCAGCATCTACTTGTAATTGGGTAGTAACATTTGCTGTACCAATATTAGCTGTTGTAATACCTGCAGTAGTAATAGTAGCATTAGGAACAGTTACCTGATCCGTAATCCACATACCTGAAGCATTAATATATGCTTCTTGTGTACCAGCTGCATAGAATCTTAAGTGATCTTCATCTGCAGCTTCTTCAGCAACAATATATGTATCTTGGTCGACATCAACTACTCCGCCTAAACCTGTCCACGCCCCTGAAACTGTACCTTCAAATCTATTTGAAGTTTGGTTATATCTAATAGCACCATTACCTAATGAGCCTGCTGTAGGTCGTGTACTTTCAAGACCAGTTGCAACTAATAAGGCAGTATCTGTATTAATATTAACAATACCGGTACCTAATGGAGTTAATACTAAACTACCATTTGAATCAGTAGCTGTAATTCCATTACCATCTAACTTAATGTTATCAACATCGATAGCACCATCTACAAATAACGTAGCACCGTCAAATCTAAATGCCCCTGAATCTACTAATTCACCTGAACCACCTGCAAATGTAACTCGGCCGGCTGTTAAATCTTCAACGTTAAGTGAAGCTAAAGTTGATTGGGCATCAACATGTAATGTACCATTAATTAAGGCATCACCAGTTGTTATAGTATGACCTGTTGTAGTTAATAATGTACCATCAAAGGTTAAGTTACCTGAATCTTCGATCTCACCAGTAGTACCCGCTAATACAACACGACCTGAAGTTAAATCTTCAACGTTAAGTGAAGCTAGGGTTGATTGACCGTTTACATCTAATGTTGAAGATATAGTTACATTACCAACTATATCAGTATCACCTTGTATAACTAAATTACCTGATCCGTTTGGATCTAATATTAAGTCACCATTAGCATTAGTTGTTGAAATTGTATTAAGATCGATAGTAATATTATCGACATTAATTACATCAATCTTCTTATCAGCACCTACTATGATTGCTGATTCAGCTGTTAATGTGCCATGGGTATGGTCTAATTTATCTGTAAAATGTTTGCCACCAATGATTATATCATTTACTGGACTTGAAGGGTCACCTATGAATAATTTTTGACTGACAAATGAATAGGCTTGTTCGCCTTGTACTAAACTCCCCGCCCCCGGATTACTCGCGGTGGTGGAGTTCTTGGTTATAATTACTGTTCCTGACATTTTATTGTCTCCTATTTAATTTATATGTACGTAGTATGCATATGCATTAAAAACTACCACCGGCGATAAATAATTTTGGATTCTTCATCTCACCTTGTACTTTAAAGGTTTGAGAGGGTTCATCCCATATTACCATTGAGCCATCTTCTCTATTAGATGTATCTACATCTACTAAATCACTTAAACTTTGTGTAGGGGTATACGCTATTCTTCTCGCTTGGATAGAACCAGCTGGGGTCATTTTGCCCTTAATAGCCATTAGCGTGTTACTCCTGGGGTTACTTCAATTTGGCCTTCTACTACTCTAGTTATATCACCTATAGTACCAACCCTAATTTCAATATCATATACATATCTTCCTGCCTTAATATCATTAGTAAGGGTATTAGGAAGCTTTGCTAGTATAATACCACTTAACGGGTTAGGTATAGTACAAATAAATTCATAATAGTTAATAGAAGTATATGTTTTTCTAATTTGACCAGCTGCAGTATATCCAGTTAGATCTGCGATCTCTCCTGTTGCATCCTCTACAGTAATTTCTGTAGAGAAGTCTGAGCCTTGGTCGATAGTTAAATTTGAGTATATAGCCATATGATTATTTATAGTTTTCCAACTACCACCTCAATAACGTTATTGCCTTCTGAATCTTCTAAGGCTTTACCAATAACTGTACCCATCTTAGGATCTTCTTCAGCTCTTGCTCGACCTGTGCCATCTGATACCATCATATCACCTTTCTTAACAGAACCAGATACCTTACATGGTACTCTTCCAGTTAAGGCGATTGTAGTTACAAATTCACCTTCTAATTTATTATTCATTAAATATGCAGGGTGCTCTGATACAACTCCAAATACTTTACGGTCGCCATCTGTACTTGACATAGTAACTTCTTCTGGGCCACCTAATGCTAATACCGTACCAACTTCATAAGAGTTATCTCCTAAGTAGTTCTCCGCAAGGTCAGCATAGTTAGCAGAAGTAGCGTTACCGTAGAAGGTACCATCACCATTAGTACCAGTATACATATTACCCGCAGATCTCCAATCTCCGTTATCATCACACCAAGATCCCCAACTGCCAGTACTTGCTAAGAAACCAACTTTATCACTATTACAGTGAATTGTTCTACTACCATGATCACCATCAGCCATATAAAGGTATGAGTAATTACCACCAGCACCAACAGTAATTGCTCCATTAAAGTAAGCACTATTAGTAACTGTAAGGCCGGATAATGTAGCTGTACCAGCCGAGAAATTACCACTAGAATCTCTAGATACAATTGTACTCGCGGTATTGGCACTTGTAGNTAATACCTATATGACCACTACCAGTAACATCTTTCATGTAGTTACCAGTAGTTTCTGTTCCTAAAATAACACCGTTATTCTTAATGGTAACGTTACCAGAAGATACACTGAAATTATCAGTACTAAACTTAGCAACACCAGTGTTAGTGTCAGTAGCTATTTCTGNCTTGTAGCATCAGTTGATATCTCAGCAGATGAGGCTTCAGCCGCAGTATGAGTAATACCTATATGACCACTACCAGTAACATCTTTCATGTAGTTACCAGTAGTTTCTGTTCCTAATGTAACACCGTTATTCTTAATGGTAACATTACCAGAAGATACACTGAAATTATCAGTACTAAACTTAGCAACACCAGTGTTAGCGTCAGTAGCTATTTCTGCTGTAACTGTAATAGAACCAGTAGCATTAGTAATATCAATACCGTTGCCTGCTGTTAAGGTTGCTCGACTAATATTATTTCCGCCACCAATATACAACTCGCCATTGGCTAGATTTGAATCTTCAATAGTAGTTACACCATCTAAATTGAATTTAGATGCATTAATATCAACAGCACCTGTGCCATTTGGATTTAAGTTTATATTGCCATTTGAATTGGTACTTGAAATTGTATTACCATCAAATTTAAGATTATCAACTTTAAGAACTGTTATTCCTTCAACAACGCCACTAGTATGAAGCTTAATTGCATCTGCATCATTAGTACCATGAATACTTACATAGTCACCAGTAGCATTATCATCAGAAGGACATAAATGTAAAACCCCTTCATTATTTTCACCAGCAGTTTCAGAAGTCTCATGCATTATATATCCAGGGTCATTACTCCCATCACCTGCACCAAAGTGGATATATGATTTATCAGTTGTTGTATCTGCAAATGTATCTGCAATATTAGTAGTATTACCTTCTAATAAGAACCTAATACTATTAGTATTCGATGTTTGAGTATTAAATAACCATAGTTCATTACCATTAAATAAGAATCCAGAGCCGTCATTATTAGCAGTTGAATGGAACTGCAACTTACCTGTATGCTGTATAGTTGCTCCATAACCTAAGTTTAAACCTGTATTATCAAATACAAATCTTCTTGTATTACCGTGATCATATCCATTTTGTGTATTTGTAAATATTTCAACAGAACTATCTGAAGCAAGAATTAGTTCTTCAGTTGAATTATGTCTACCATATGGAAGAGATGTGTTATTCGTAGGCGCTGAACCTTGAACACCACTTCTTACTACACCTCCAGATTCACCTGATGCTATAAATGTTGCTCCACCGCCATTTCCAAATAATACAGAATGAGCATCCCCGTCTGGTGTAGCTCCATCCCCCTGGAAGTTAATAAATGTAGATCCAGAGTACTGTATTGAACTTCCATCAAATGTAATATTATCTACTGTCAATTTACCTTGAATATTAACAGTAGCATCGATGTCCATTTCAGTGTTAATATCAATCTTGCTATAAGCAGCTAATACTAAATTACCACTAGTCGTTGTAATAGTATTGCCATCAATTTTAACATTGTCGATATCAGCAAATCCATCAATGTAAACATTACCATCAATATCCATATTAGCATTAACATCAATAACACCGGTAGATGTAGCAGTATCTAATACTAAATTACCAGTAGTAGAACTAACAGTATTACCGTTAATTTTAACGTTATCAATATCTAAAAATCCATCAATATAGACGTTGCCGTCAATATCCATATTAGCATTAACATCAATAACACCGGTAGATGTAGCAGTATCTAATACTAAATTACCACTAGTCGTTGTAATAGTATTACCATCAAGTTTAAGATTATCAACTCTAAATTGAGTCGAAGCTTTCCAGTAGTCACCGTATTCAATCCATTTGAATGTAGCATTAGTACTATTACCTCTTTCAATTTCAATACCACCGTCTTCAGTAGGAGTTGCTGCTGAATTACTATTAAGAACAATAATATTATCGTGAATATTTACTGTTTCAGTATTAATTGTAGTTGTAGTACCAGTAACTGTTAAGTTACCACCAATAACAGTATTGCCAGTTACATCTAATGTACCATTAATATCAGTATTGCCAGTTACATTTAATGTACCATCAATATCAGTATTGCCAGTTACATCTAAGTTTTTAGATACATTAATATTACCGGTAATATTCATATTACCCCAAGCATTATTACCATCTTTTGCTATAGTAACAATCGATTGGTTATTAGCCACCATCAGAAGGGTATCAGAATCTGTACCATCTTCTGCTGTAATATATGTATCTAAATCAAAATCAATAACATTAGCACCTAAAGATCCCCAATTAGCGCCATCAAAACCTTCGAATGTGTTCTTAGTAGTGTTGTATCTGATACCACCTTTGGTACCACCAAAATTTGTTGTAACGTTATCTGTATTTTGATAAGTAGTTGTACCTACTGGTATAATAAGCTCATGACTAGCAGCAGAGGTTCCACCTAAACTTCCTAAAATATATTCAGAAAATGTAAAGCCAGTGGTAAGGTTAGAATCATATACCTTCTCACTACCAATATTTAATATACCTAATGCAGTTAATGTATTATTAAACTGAGTATTATCATCAACTACTGAAGTACCATCAGTAATAGTTCGAGGTTGATATCTATTATCTAGCTCTTGGCCAGCAATAAAGATATTACTAGCATTAAATGTCCCATTAATATCTAAACGATATGCAGTATGTGCCGGAGAAGTAGTTGTAGTATCAGCTGATTTACCAATACCTACATTTTGGTTAGAGTCAATAGTAATTGCTTGAGTGCTACTACCAGTACCAATATATAACTCACTAACACCAAATATACCGGTAGTTTTTAGATCATTATCTTGAGCAAATATTAGGTTACCATTTAGGGTATCACCAGTAGCATTAACAAAGTCAGCTGTTAAATCATCTTGTCTGTTTTTAATCTCAACAATAACGTCAGTAATATTACCTTTGGTCCAACTATTAGCTGTCATTAGGCCTTCATAAGTACTCCATGTACCTACATCACCTTGTAAAGCATCTACATTATCTTCTTCAGTATCTAATCTACCTTCATGGTTATTAAGAGCCCCAATTAATGTAAGATTATCAGTACCATCCCATAATGTATTTGTTAATGGGAAACCTTCAATACCCTGGATAGCTGATACCAATGAGGTATGTGTTCCATATAAGTCGTCAGCAGCAAATGCTACAGTATTTTTATTAGTTTGTGTACCACCAACTAAAGCGTTGAATTTATCTAATCTAGCAACTTGATCATTATGGGCCGCAATAGAAGTATTAATTACATCCTTACCAGTATAAGCACTTTTAAATGTGGCTTTAGTAGTAAATCCTAAAGATGTATCATGGTCGTCTAAACGAGTTTCATGCTCATTTAATGCCCCTATAACAGTATCAGTTGCTGTTGCCCCAAGATAAGCTGTTTTAAACGTGGCTTTAGTAGTGGCTCCAACCATAGAGTCATGGCCGTCTAATCTAGTATCATGATCATTTAATGATCCAACTAATGTAGTTCCATCACCTGTATATGTTGCCGAGAGGGTAAAACCTTCAATGCCATTAATAGCATCTACTAACGATGTATGTGTTCCATATAGATCAGTACTTACAAATGCCACCGTAGCATCGTTACTTTGGGTACCACCAACTAAAGCGTTGAATGTATTTAATCTTGAATATGCTAAATTTAAAGCAGCTAAGATTGTACTTGAATCACCATTATAACTTGTTCCCCAAGCAGTCTCATCAGCCACCCCAATAGTATCATCATGATTATCTAAACGATCATCAAAACTATTTAATACTTTAATTGCTGTAGTTAATGCAGTATCACCAGTAAATGCTGTAGCAAATGATGTAGCATCTGTTGCCCCAAACATAGTATCTTGGTTATCTAATCTAGTATCTTGTGCAATTAATACCGATACCATTGTAGCATCATCAGTAGTACTTGCATCACCAGTATAAGCAGTATTAAATGTAGCTACTGTTGATGCTCCAACCATATCATCAATATTATTTAATCTTAACCATGCATCATTAAGAGCTTCTCTAGCTGATGTGTCATTACCATCATATACATCATTAAACTCTTGAATTGTTACTGTACCATTAGTAGCAACATCATAACTAATACCAAGTTCAGCTGCTACTGATTTTAAATTACTATATAAACCATCTAAGGTTTTAATTATTGTATCACCATTAGGTAATACACCATTATTTAAATCTTCTAGGTCTCCAATGGCAGTGCCAATTTCATTGGTCTTTACCCTCCATTCTTCAAAAGTATTTGTATTAAGAATTTTAACAGTGTTTGGCATAATTTACTTCTCGTGTAATTGGGTTAGTATTTTTTCAACAACATCTTCAAGATAAAGAATTCTAGATTCTAATTTCTTTCGAGCTGTACTAGCAGCCCTTGCTTGTTGAGCTCCATTCTTATCGTTATTTATAACAGCATTAGTTAAATTGTCTCTAACTAATGCTGTATTACCTGTTATTTTTTGTTTCATTAATCGATAATCGCGATAGCCCTAAGGTTTCTACATGATGGAATTCTACCGGTACGTGTAGACTTCATAACGATCTTAATAGCAAAGGTACTAAATATATCATCAGTACCAGCACCAACTCTAACAGAATATGCAACTTCATCATATATCCCACTATCATTAAATGGCACAGTACCTACTGCTTCTATCCATGGTTTCTGGTCGAAGCCATCAGTAGTATTTTCTAATTTATAGTATACAGAAACATCTGTTGTAAATGGTCTATTGATATCTAAATATATTTTTAATTCATCAGAGGCATCATCTAAAGTTACCGTCTTAGTAATATATTTAGCTAAGTTAGAACCACCTACTGCATCAGTTTCAGGTATAGTAGTATCATTATTAATTCTATTAGATATAGTAGCTACTGAACATCTATCAGTATCAATAATAGGGGATAAATTATTTAAAGTAGTACTCATAATTCCCTTTATATCAAGAGTACTAGTTGTACCTTGATTGATAGTATATTCACCATTAGTCTCTAAGTCAGTATTTACTAAACATGAAGCATAACCTGTACGTCCTGTAGAACCTAATTCTTGCGAATTAATACTAAAATCTATAAGGGTATTAGGTAACGTTACTTCTTGTATCATAGGGTGGAGGGTATTCCATCTAAGATTTACTGATATCTCAAAGTGGTTTAAACCACCAATACCACTTGATGTAGCTATTGAATCTGCTGTTGTACCTGTCGTATTAAGGGCAGTAATTTTAAATGTATCTCTAGTGGTAGAACCATCAACAATAACAAATGATCCTTTAAGGTTATCAATATGAATTCCATGCACCTCACCACTCTCGATATTATGGTCAATGACTACAGTTTCAAGATCACTTAAACCATGGTTTCTACAGAAAACTAATATTTCACCAGAAGTACTAGTAAATGATAGAGGGTTTCTAACTAAAGATCTACTAGATAATTCAGAGTTACTTAAAATAACTTCACTTTGAGAAACAAATCTAGCACGATTTACTCTAAAGGCTATATCAATATTTTGATCTGGTGTCCATGTAGAATCATTAGCACTCTTAAAGAATACTCCATTATATGGTTGCTTAGTAATCTTATTACCATTAACATCATCTTCACCGATATGGGCAATACGCGCATGATATTGATCAGTTGACGCCTTAAGGACGAAACAGTATTCAATATTATCTTGAAGATATATTGGGTGTTTAAATGTAAATTTAGTAAATTCCCCTTCACTAATAGATACTTGATCAGGGTTAATTGTTACATCACCCCCTGGTAAGATAGTCATAGTAGGATATCCATGAACCATTTCACGTACTTGTAGTTGCACTGGAATATTATCATCTTTCATTTCAAACATTATTTCAATAGAAGTAATGAATGCGCCACCAGGGCCAGCAGGTAAATCAATTGTAGCTGCATCAGCCATAAGATCATTACCATATGAACCAATCATAAATGACTGAGCAATAGGATCATACCAAAAACCACTAGAGCGGTATTGATTAGCTCCAGCAGAAGTCTCTAATCTAGGGGTTCTAGTAGAAATAGAAACATTTTCTACTGTTTCTAATAATCCAGTAGCACTATATATTGCTTCAGCTGCAGTACCTTCTCCGTTTAATTCAGCATTACTAATATCAGACGTTAATCTAAATACCTTAGAACCTGTACTAAAGTTTAAATTTTCATTATTAGGAATAAATAATGAACCAGTTATAGCTCCATTATTATCAGTTATTAATGCCCCTGCTCCACTTGGATGTTGGGTTCTATTATTAATACCTACAGTAGGTTTAAAGTTATTTACTTCTACGCTATTAACAAAACTAGATATATTAACACCATCAAAGAATGGATATACAGTTGTATTTGGCTTCATACGTAAAGCTTTAAAGTTAACTATTCTTGAACGCATGAATGGAACTAGTTCAACCGATACTGTTCTATCACCAATTTCTGTAACTACTGTATCAGTAATAATTGTAGTAACCTGTGAACTTCTCATATCAACATTAAACGCATCGCCTCTACCAGAAGATATTCCAGCAAAATTTCTTACGGCAGTACTTGATATTCCAGACCATACTCTCGACCAATTACCCCAAACAGTACCTGTTGAATTAGTAGAGTTTAGACTAGCTAGCATCGATGCATAAATTCCATCGTTATCAACTACAACCTCTGGTCGTCTTTCAGTATCTTTCCAATCATCACTACTTGGTGATAAATCAATACCACCCGCCCATTCGAATACATTATATGGATTAACGTTAGTCCATGATGAATATTTGTCTTGGCTAATTAAGTTAACTTCATTGTATGGTAGGGTTAACATACCATCATTTAATCCGTTATTAGTAACATCTCCACTAGCTAATAGTGTAGTACCATCATAGCTAGTTAAATCTAAATTAGCATTATCTTCAGAATATGTTGGACGTAGAATACCCATACGTGGATCAATAGCTGCTGAATAATCTGAATGAGCGCCATAGGCTACATTAGATGATAGGAATGAATCTACTAAGAATCCAGTTTTAAATTTACTTGTACCACCTTCCCCTAATATTTGTCGATCAGAAGCTTCTTTTTCTAATAGTGATAATACACTTTGGTATTCCACCTTTTTAATTCTACGATCAATCTTACCAATATCTTGCATGGTGTATCTACGATTATCTGAATAATCCATAGATAAATCACCTGAAGCCATTGTATAAGGCGGAACGTTAACGGTATATAATACCATAGCGTCTTTAGGTGATGATGGTGCTTGTGGCACTTCCGCTGAAACTCCCTCAATAACTGAGAAAGTAGCATCTTGTTTTAAGGCAACTTTATCAATTCTACCTAAATAGAATTCAATATCTGTTTTAAAATATGTATTATGTAATGGACATGTTGGTACATGGCTAAATGTAATATTACCAGAAGCTGCTTTAATTACTAAAGGTCTAAAGTCGACAGCTGAAGCTAATGATATACCTTCAAATACTGGGATATCCTCATAGCTTACGCCTGCAGGATATGAATCAATTGTAAAGAATGTACCACCAGCATGATTAAAATAATCATAGTTAACGGTAACATTGCCTTGTATTTGGTAAGTAGTACCTGGAAGGTATCTAATAGAAGCAACATGGTAATGGGTATATCTTTGCCCTGAATCAATAAAGAAGTATTCAGTAACATCATCAGTACCATCTAAAATTACCACTGAATTAGGAATAATATCTGCCTTACTTAATTCTATTCCACCAGAAAAATTAGCACTTGCCGTAAATGAATCGCTACTAGTAGCTACTGTTTTACTTGAATGAATTTGTCCTGATACTACTGGAGCTACTAGTCCTACATAATCATTAGTCTCGTAATTAACAAATGCTGAACTTGATATTGTTGCAGAAGATCCATCTAACCCTAAAGTTACATTATATGTATTAGGATCCATTATAGCGCCATTTTTATCTGTGACGAAATATGTGCCAGCAACATATGCTGAGAAATATTGATTATTCGGGTGGTCTACTACGAATGCTACATCTTGATTACCTGTTGCTTGTTTAGGAAATGTCTGTACGTAAGTTACTTCGTAATCATAAGCAGCATTATTTACTGTATCTTTACAAGCTTTAACTCGATCATACGGTAATTCGAATACTAACGAATCATTACCTAAGTTAACTATAGATATTTGAGACTCAAAAGTTGAAGCTTTAATGTTATCACCAACACCTAAGCCACCACCTTGAACATCAAATATATCTAGCTTAAAATATCCAGTTCTATCTGATTGTCTCATTGATCTAATTCTAAAGGTAACTCCAGTATTATTACCACTACTATTTACAACGTTTACAATATCTAAAGTACCAAGTTCAGGTTGATCTACAGTATTAGCATACGCACATTCAATCCAATTGTGATGGGTTAAGTTTGTAGCTTGTGAACCATTATATGCGAATTCTCTAGCTTTGTTTAAGGTAACTTTAGTATCAGACTCCGTCTGTACTTCGTATCCTCTAACATAACCTTTAGACGCCTTAACGTTTAACTCAAAGGTAGTCTCAGCATTAGAATCAAATGGTTCAAATGAACCAATAAATGGATTTACTGTATAGTTACCAGACTCATCAAAGGTTCTTCTTGCTAAAGTTTCTTCTAATACTGCATATTGAGTACCACGTACTTGCTTAAGAATATTACCACTTTGTACTCTAGTTAATAGAATGAAATTACCAGCCGTTGCTGAATTTACCGGTTGGGTAACAAAAACTGCTGATATCTTATAACGATGTGCGCCAGGGGCAGATTCGTTAGGACTACCTTGGGCATTATCATTTAATGATCCATCTTCCCCTGGAGTAATTATTTCTTCTGACACTTGTAAACCAATATCAGCTGATACCGTTGGGCTCCACTCTACAAAGGCATTATCAGCCCCATCAGGAGTACCATATTTTTCTAATACGATAGTCTTACCTTGGACTACAACAAAATGTTTCTTAATGTAATAAATTCCATGGTCAACTGATGTTATAGAACCATAGCCGATTGATGGGAATCCATTAGTTGTAACGCCTGTAGAGCCATTACTTGAAATTATAATACTAGCAGTATATAGCAGTTGATTATTTTCATCAATCACCTCACCGGTAATAGTAGATCCTTCAGTAAATACTCCAGAACCATCAGTATACTTAATATATAAAGTAGTTTTATCTGAGGTATCAATATCAGCCGCTATAGTATGTAATACTTGGGCAGAATTAACACCATCAGATAAAGAAAGTCCTTGTAAATCCTGTATATTAGTAACTGCTGAAGAATCAACTTGGAGATATACAACTTTTAAGTTATTATGTAAATTACCTGGAATTACAACCGAACCATCTTTAAATAAGTGATCACCTACTGCTTGAATTTGATTCTGCAGCATTGACTGTATCTGGGTAAGCTCTCTAGCTTGTACAGCATGGCCAGGTCTAAATAAGATTCTATTATATTTTTCTCTAGGGGTTAATCCATCTACCGCTGTAGCTTGGTTAAAATCATCCCAATATGGTTCAATATTAAATTTAAGTGCCATGTGTAATTCCTAATTAAAATGCTAAAACTAATCTAATAGTTTCTAATTGATCTGCGCCTCTAGTTACTGCTAATCTATTTTCTACAAATAGAACTTGTCCTGAATATCTAGCAATAGTTGATTCTATCATAGGCATAACAGTATCTAATGTACTACCACCACTAGTATCATCGTTATTTCTAATAACATCATCAGTTCTAAATGGAGTATAGCCAGTAATTTCATCCTGACTATAGTAAATAATTCCTGTACTATTGTCATAAGTAACAATATTAGCTTTTGCCCCAGATACTGTTCCAATAATAGTTAAATCATCTAAATAATAACTTTCTAATCCAGCAGGTACAACTAACATATTAGTACCGATATATGAATCATCTATACCTAGAATATTAGCACCACCTATAACATTTTCCATAGGGTTTTTAATAATACCTATTTGTCTAAAATCATTAGTATTAGGTAAATTATCTGTACCTTGGAATACTTTATTAAGGCCTACATAATGGGCTCTTAAATCACGTCGTGGATCAGCACCAAAACCACCAGCAGGACCTAATACTCCTCTAGCTGTAGCTCCTGTACCACCTGAACCATTTATGTTTACTTCAACATGCTCATAGTTTAAACCAGGATCTTGAATAATAATATCTTCAATAGATCCAGTTGGTACTAAAACATCATCAACTGTTTCCATAACCATAGTCGCAAATGCTATAGTACCAGAACCATTACCCATAACTTTTACATCTAATTCACCTGATACAGGGCCTGCAGAAGGATCACTAACTATTTTAGCAGCATTAGGATAAACAATACCATTAACAGTATAAGTTACAATTGTTGGGGTATAATCATCACCTGCCGTTAATAATTTGATATTATATATGGCACCAGATTTAGCTGTATCTTGTACGGCCTTTTGGGCGGTACCTGCTAAGTCTGCTGCATCAGGTAAACCTTCAATTTTTCTTACCGGGATAAAGTCTGTTGTTAAAAATCTATTAGTATCACCAATTGATGTCGTAAACAAATACTTCCACTTATAACCATCAGATAACATTACTGGATCATTAGTAACACCAATACCTGTATCAGGGTTAACGATAGATCCGGCTGGACCAGACTTTAAGCAAATATATACGTTATTATTATTTGAAATAACAAAGTATTCAACAGTAGCTCCTTCGATATTCTCTGCACGATCATCATATTCATCATATGCTCTACCTTGTACCCATAACTTACCAGGGGATACTGAAGTAATTTCATCTAATGCTACTTTCTTAAGGGCATATATATTATCCCATAGTTTAATACCTGTATGATCGTTTTCATATGGCTCTTCAGGAGTTGTATCTCCATCTACCCACCCCATTGCTTTACCTAAAGCTATATAATAATTTTGAGAATTGATACTGTCAACAAACCTCTGGGTCGCATCAAGTCTAAATTCATTTGTAATAATTGCTGACATTATTTACTCCGTTATGTTATGGTGATTTTACACCCAAATTGTTTTCCGATATTCTTATTTATAACATCCCCAAAAGTAAATTCTGCATAATCATATATCGGTCTAGGATTAGAGAATTTAGTTCCTTCAAAGTGATCCCATAAATCTAAATTAGTATTAGTAAAGGTATGGTTATCTTCAGTGTTAATATTAGTATGTTTGACTAATTCTTTTTCTAATGAAAATATACCTAAATTAATATTACTAGCAGTATATCCCCTAGCATATTCATATTTAGGTATACGCTTAGGGTCATAATAGCTTGATGCTTCATAAGCATATCTATCTAATAGAGGGGCATCAATTATATTAGCCGCAAATGATAAGATCTTATTATGAACAATTTCCCATTGGAATCCAGGAGGGGTAGGTATTCTAGATCCAAGCATTTCAATGAAGATATATATTTCACCAAAGAATATAAACCCTGCAGGGTGAATTAATCTAGTAAATGCACTCTTCCATGCTTCAATATTTTTACCAGTCTTTAATACATATGAAAACCGTTGGTAAAAA